AAGGATCCAGTCACGTCTATCTTTAAAATCTAAGCTATGCCCTGTATTAGTTCCTTGTACTTTACTTTGAACATGTTTTGCTATGCTTTTAAGTGACATACGGCGATTGATTATACGATTAGGATATACAACAAAACGGTTATAGTACTTATCTGGATCAATAAACCTTGAACTATCTACAAGAGAAATAGGATATTTACAAATGTCATGATGTAAGTGTGGTGCGGTAGACATTCCAGTATTACCAGTCGTCCCGATCTGTTCACCTGCTTTTACTTTGTCACCAGTTTTTACTGAAAATGTATCAAGATGAAGGAATCTAAAGACTAGATCTTGTTTTTTGTTATATAGGTGGATAGTTTTACCCCCCATATTCCCCTCGAAAGCTAGTATCTCACCAGAAACAGGAGCAAAAAGAGGCGTACCTGTAGGAACAATGACATCAACACCGAGGTGAAAGTCATTATAAAAGGTCTTTACACCGTGTGTGTATGTTCTTTTTAGTGAAAACCAGTTTTCGAGAGGAAATTTAGACATATTTTGTTCTTAATTTTTTAGGATAAGCACGCTTTACACGTGTTTTTGCCTTTGATATAGGCTTCACCTTTTTAACTTTTAAGACTTTAGTTCCTTTTTTTATTTTCCTATTCATACAATTCTAGTTCTTTGAGCTGGTCAACGACATCAGAAACATTTTCACTGAGATATTCAATATCTTTACTCTGCTTTAATGTTTCTAATTTAATCTCTTGAATCGTCTGATAAAACCGTTCAGTTGCATGTTGGGTTGTATCATTTATTTGACGAATTTCTTTGTATTGAACACCTAGAAGAGTAGTCATGACAGAAATAAGCACCCCAAATATCCAAAACATCGTACTTCTTGGGGCTTTTGAATCAATGCTCCCAGAAAAGTGGTCAAGTTTTTTGTTCACCTCTTCTTTGAATTGCCTAATATCTCCCTTGATATCCATAACCTCCGAATGAATATGTGTTCTCATCTTATCGAACTCTTCTTTTGTCTCTTTACTCATCTTGTGTTCAATGATTTTGTTGTCAAAGTATCCAGATTCTTTTAATTGTAGATATTGCTCATCAGGTGTTAGCTTTTTTGATTTTGTCATATGCACTCTTTGCCAAAGCAGACTGTTCAAAACTTTTTTCATCAGCAATTGAGAACGTTAATGAACCAATAACTAACAATAAAAATTCCAGCTCTTCTTTTGTTAATTCTAATTTCATACTATACAACTTCTACAACTGCGTCGTTGTCTTCAATTACATATTCAGTATTTGGAGCAATAGTACTATCAAACAAATTAGCGTCGATATAGTTCGGCTCAGTCACATAGATCACATCGTTATCTTGAAACATTGTTGATCCAGATGAATTTGTTACAGTAAACTGAACATATCCTACTCCGTTAATGATTGTTGATTGTGTTGTGTCTCCTGTAGCGAGTACTCGCCCGTTTAGTGGAATGATTGCCATATATTTTTATATTATTTAATAAATTAATTAAGGTAGCGTTGTCGCAGTGGTAAGGTCTATAACTTCACCAGTGCTTGGCCATATAACAGATAGTGTTTGCAAGTTGCTATATATATTCTCAAAGTTGATATTTCCGTTTCCATCTAGCCAACTAGAGTATAGAACTGAAATTGTATTGCCATCTGTGTCCGTCGTTGCCGTATCTGTACCAACGATAGAAATAGGCTGTCCCACTAACGCCCCACCAGGCTTATTAGAATTAGTTGATCTATAAAAGCCTAGCAAAACTTCACAAGAATCGTTTACCGGAAAAATACTGACATTAATGATAAAAATGTAAGCGGTGAATGTTGTTGTTGTGTCTAGCGGATCACCTGTTGTTATTGAAAAATGTTTTGGCATATATTTGCATTATAAATCTTCATACCAAGTCACTGTACCAGCAAAATCCGTTGTTGCACCTCCAATATACGCTTCGTCAGAAACAGTATTTGTTTCTCCAAACGCTGATTTGCTTATTTTTTGTTTAGTAAAAAATGCCATATATTAATGTAAAATCCATTGAGTAGTACTAATTGCTGTCAAGCGTACAGCATCACCATCACCAGTTATTACAATACTCGTATCACTTGTATTATCCGTTATAATCGTATCGCTTCCTGCTCTGTTGATTGTAATATTATTCACCGAAGCATTCGCTCCTGTATCTTTTATTAAATAAGTTCTCCCTACACTATTTGTAGTATCAAAGGATGATGAGGCACTTGGCAAAGTGATTGTTACTGCTGCTGTATCTGTATGATCAACTGCAATAACTTCATGTGTATTATCAAGTGTTAGTGTAGTTGCGTCTAAAACGGTAACCTTTAGCCCTCTACTCCCATTTACCGCAAAATTTACATTTGTTGATAGTGTTTGACTATTTATTACCATTTTCCCATTACCAGCCGACCAAGTGATCTTACAGTCATTTGGAAAATCTGTAGCCGTCCCAGATCCTCCTATATCATAAGTCCATAATCTGACGATATTCACATCATTATTACTCGCACTATGATTTGTTGAGAAATAATGGTTTTGTCTAGTATCTCCGCTTGAGTTTCTCCCCATTCTTAGAGTTGCTGTTGCATTCCCTGTTCCGTTATTCCCACCAGAAACGATGAAAGAGGCAAGACCTTCTGTCGCTGTCGTAGGTTGGAAAATACCAACCCGACCGCTTTGATACATGACAGTTCTGAAACCTGCTACTGACTGTACAATCATTGGCACAACTGTTGCTCCTGCTTTTTGTTGGATTCTAAACGTTGCATCTTGTACGATCGTACCTACTTGTAGACCTCCGTTAGTTCCAAGTGTTAAACGTGCAATTTCGATAGAAGCAGAAGCGTCAGTGATACGGACACCCCCTGCGACCATCCCTCGTAGTGTTCCTCCTCCTGTCCCTTGTACAACGAGAGTAAGTGCTGATTCTGCATTGATCGTTCTGTTGAAACGTCCAGAAGCACTCTCTCCTTCCATGTGTAAGGTATTAAGAGGAATACCAGCCCCAGCATTTTCACCTACAAAGATACGAGGAGGAGTGGACTGGATTTTCATCATTGATAGTCCTTTTGTTGAAAAGATCGTATTACCTTCAATGTCCCAATACATCCCACTTCCTGTATTATTCGCATTTGCAAAAGCAGGTGCTGAGGCTGATCCATTTACTCCCCTAAGCACTCCTGTGAGGGGATTATTTGTTGTGTCTAGACGAAGAAAAAGACCATTTAAAGTTTGAAGACTTATACCAGAAAAATGTACAAAAGATTTTTGAGACATATCAATCTATTTCTTTTGTTGTCCAATTAACTATGTCAGTTGCATCATCGCTACCAAAATAAATAACCTCACTCGCACCAAGAACAAAAGTTATTTCATCACTTAGCATTTTATTACCATTTGTTGAACTAGGTACACCGTCATTATCAAAAGACCATCTAATTGTCCCAGTCTCTGATTCTTTTGTTACACATAAAACGTATTTATTTGTTGGGATTGTGTTAGGAATTTGTAACCATGTATTTGCACTTGTTAGCGTGACACTTCCGTCTTGCCCTGTACCATTTAAACCTTCATCTGCGTCTGTTGAAACTAATAGTCTATTAGTAACAGGGTCAACCCTAATATTACGAATTTCTAAATTTGCGTCATTTGTCACCCCACCCATTACCTTTTCTTTATTTGCGTCAAATTTAAGTCTTTCGTCCATATATTAGTAAAAACACTTTATAAAATACTGTATGAAAATAAATTTATTCTGATAAGTCAGCAAACTCCTCTGTCATATCTTGTTCAAGACTGTCTCCAATTGTAGGGCAATCTTTTTTGTGTCTATACCCTTTACTTCCACAATCATCACAACCTACTTTTTTTTCTGATTTCAATTCTTCTGTAATTTCATCTTCTATAACAAAACATTTTTCAATAAATTCTTGTCTTGAAAAATGATCAGTTCTTAAATTTCTTTTATTCATCTCACGATTAACAAGGTGTTTGGCAAAATGAATAGCAAGATATTCTTCAATTTCTTTAGCTTCTTTTGCTTTAAAAGACATAGGGTGTCCATCCCAAGTATATGTGAAATCTTCATCAGAAAAGTTTACGAATGTAACAATTTTTTTTTGCATATATATAATTTAATAGGGGAGAGTTACCCCTCCCCATATAAAAATTAGTCGATTTGTAGGTAAACAGCTCGATATTCTGTATCTACTGCTGCTTGAATAGCGACACCAACATTTGGTTCACCAACTGCGTCAACAGCTTCTACAGCACCAGCAACGCTTGTACCTGTAGTTACTTGAAGACCTGCTGTGATTGCTTCATCTGCTAGAACAGAGCAAACACCACCAGTTTGTAACCATCCATATTCATTTGCTGCAATTGCAACATTAGGAACACCTACCGGCATATCTGCTTGATCTACAGCTGAAATAACTACGTCTTTCCAAGGATTTTTTACAAGAGTAACTTCTGATGAAGTTGTAAGAGCCACTTTTAATGGTTCATGGAGCTTAACAGTAAGACTAGCAGAAGCATCAGCTGCTGCATGTCCACTTACTCGGTAAGCAATCCCCTCACCAGCTGCGTCATTTACAACCATATACCCCCCAGCATAGTCATTTTCTGAAACAGCTGTAGCACCAAGTGTTACTGTTACTTCAGTAGCGTCAACACTCGCGGCACTAGCTACTGCAATATTTTCGTGATTAGCTACTTGTGTAGCAGCTACGCAAAGTTTACCAGCTGCAAGAGCTGTTCCTCCGTTTTCTGTATAACGATATTTTTTTCCATCAACTGTTACACCAATAGTCCCGATAGGATGTTTTTTTGTAGAAGTTGTATCGTGAATATCATTATCAAACAATTGTACGTGTCCACTTAGACTCATATAATTTTATTATTTAATTTAATTTTATTGACTTACCAAGTAAGGTACATACACGACCATTTTTCCAGCAGTCAATGCTTCTACTGAAACATCGATTTTCATTTGTCGTGCTGCTGTCAATTTTAATTTTGTACCAATAAGACTAGATAATCCTGCGCCCCAAGGAGAAGAAGCGTCACTGATTGCAATTGACGCAACAATATCTCCATCTGTTGCAAAACCGATTGATACTTGCCCTGCATTTGTATCAGAAGTAAAGGTAGTAAGCACATCAATCGCAATTTGTTCACCTAAAACAACCGCATTATCTGGTAGTGTTGGAGAATTTGTTGGTGTGATTGTCCCAGTTGCACCACCATCTGCAGAACAATCATAGACCATGATTGCATACTTTTGGACATATAGACCAGCCACACCAGCTGCGTCTGCTACTTTAGCTTCGGTTACTGCGTCATCTGCTAATTTAGCAGTTGTCACGGCACCATCAGCCACATTTCCAACTTGAGACCATGTAGCTGAATCAGCTGTACCAGTATTTTGGTACAAAAGACCATTTGTAGTATCTACAACAATTGCTCCAGTAGCTGGGCCGCTTGCCGTTGGTGTACCATCACTTTTGTAAATTTGAATCCCAAGATCTTTCATTACAGGATCATAATCTTGTAACCCTTTCCCAAATTCATTTGCCATAATATTTTTAATTAAGGTTAATTACTTATTAGAAAGTGATTACTATACTGATGTGATCCCTGTAAGTTTCCCTTGTCGTTTCGGATTAGTACAAATTAGGTTACCACCAAGGTAAATATGCCCAACGATAGCAGCAGCATTGATAGATTTAATAAATCCAGACCAAGAAAATCCTAGACCTTTAACATTTGAATAGTCATTTCCTTCAATAGAAGAAGCCATGAAGTTTACAGGTTGCCCCATAGGCACTGGCAAAGCTCGCCATTCAATAAAATTTTCATTTAAGAAAAATAGTGTTTGAGCAGTTGCTTTTTCATCTTGCAGAATTGGCATTCCTTTATAATCAAGACCTGTAAATCCTGTTCCTCCTTTAAGACCTTCCCCAATTCCAAGACCAACATTCTTGTTAATTCTTAGTTTTGGTTCAAGTAGGCTTTCATAAAGGGCAAAAGCAGCATCATTACAAACACCCATTGTAGGTCGATGAGACCCACTTGTTACATCATTGTAAAGTGTCGCCATTTTAGCAAGAGAAAGAGTCCCACCAGAATCTGTAACAGTTGATTGAAGTGTTGGAAATGTAGATCTTGAAAGACCACCAATAGTAGAAACATTTGTACCATCATCAACAAGAGCTGCTAGACCAAGAAAATCTTTTCCTTCATTTCCTGTTCCGTCACCGTAAAACATAGTACCAATATCATCAGCAGCGTCTTGAGCTGTTGATGCCATTTCAATAGAAACAAGATTAAGTACTTTTGTTTCACTAACATCATTACCCGCTATTTCAGTCAAAGGAAGAGTTACAGAAATTTGGTAATAAGCTGGATCAAACGCTAGACGTCTTCGAGTATCAACAGCACTTGTATTAAAAGTGTCGAATCCATCAAAAGAACCACCGTTTGTATTTTTTGAAACCTTGATTGGTACTTTGTATTGTTCACCAGCCCAAGGTTTTGCTTGTGCAAGCATTTTAGAAGCAAAAACATTGCTGTTAAGAACTGTGTCAACTAGTTTTGGAGCTAATTTGTCCTGTGTAGTTGTCAAAATTCTATTACTGCCATTTAATGACATATAAGATAATATTTATTAAGTAAATAAATCCGTCCAACTTTTATTTTTTAAATCAATTGAGCGGATAACTTTTTCCTCTGAAATATTAGAGGAAGACGACCCTTTCATTGTTTGAGAAGCAATTTTTTGTTTTGCAATCTTTTTTGATTCATCCTTTGCTGGTTCAAGTGCTTTCATGATTTCATATGCTTTATAAAAATCAATATTTCCTTGATCATCAGTAGGCTTATAATCAATTGCAATTTTTAAGAGTTTATTTTCATCAAAAGTTTTCCCTTGCTCTTTTAGAGCTGAAACACTTTCTTTCACCCAATTATCCCAACGAGCTTGTTGTTCATATTGCTGTTGGTATTCTTTGGATTGTTGTTCTCTAAACTCTCTCAACATTTGATCCCTCTCATTTTGTAGAACTTTTTTCCATTGAGCGTGTATTTTGGGGTCATCGCCAAGTAGGGGAATAAGTTCAGGGTCAACGTTTGTCTCTTCTTTTGTTGGTTGAGACGATTGATTTGCAATAAGAGATTTTAATTCCTCTAGTTGCTTTGTCTGCTCCTCGAATCGTTCTTTGATCTCATTTTTTTGTGAGATCAATTCTTTAAAACGAGGATGTTCATGAAAAGGTACAGTATTATCCACTTGAGTATTATCATCTTCAATTTTTTCATTTTGAATTTGATTTCCGCCCTCATGTGATGGCTCGTCCACTTCATCATTTAGTTCAGGAAGCGACTCCTCAGAAGTTTCATTCTCCTGTGTGTCTTCTTCTCCGGTTAAGCTAAAAGCTCCACCTTCAAAGGGCACATTCGCGAATAGTTCATCTACAGTATTCATACTGTTTTTTTATTGTGTGATGGGGTGAGGTCACAAATTAGCACCCACAAATTATTTTACTTTTACGCTGTTTCGTAATTGTTTTCTATCTCCATCAATCTTTTTTCAATAGAACTCATTACATCATTTTTTTTGTTTTCTTTTATGTCCTCAATCTCAAAAGTTACTATCTTTTTGTCTTCTACCATTTCCACTGCGACCTGTGTGACTTCCATTTCAATGGTATACGTTTCCCCAACTTTCCAATCATTAGATCCCTTTATTTTATCCATTTCAATAGTAAACTTTGGTTTCATGACACTTTTTATCGCCATGATCTGTTCTGGTAAACTACGCATATTATGGTGTTAATTCATTAAGTTGCTGATTAAGATCTTGCTCGATCATTTGGTCATTTGTAGGCTCTTCTTCTAAATCCATATTTTGTCCAATGTCTGCTTGTGGTCTATCTTCATCAATTAGCAAGTCATATTGCTGTTGCTGTTGTAAAACCCATCTTTGAGCTGCGTCTTTTGGATTTGGATGCTTTAGAGCTTTATACAGATCTATAATAGAAATAGCCCCTGCACTCCATAAATCCATAGCCTCATTTCTTTGTGTTAGCTCATCTTTAGGGACAAGGCTACCTTCACGTACAGAAATTCTAAGTTTTCTACTTTTTGCCAATTGTTTTATATCAGCATTTTCATGTTTTTCAGCAAGTTCTTCCCCCAAAACACTTACATGGTGTTGATCTGTGTAATATACAAACATGAGTTGAACCCACCAATTAAATACCAAATCAGCAAATTGTTCTAAATATTCAGTTATTCCTCCGCCTATTCTTGACTCATCACTTCCTTTTAATAAGATACGCCCTCTTGCTGTTTCTGATGATCCTCTTTCACCTCTTGTTGTCGAGTGTGTACCAAAAACATTGTCAATCTCATTTCTTGAATCAGAAAGATTTTCATATACATCCGCTGGAAGTCCTTGCCCAGTGATCTGTTGAAAAGAGGAAAGATCTTTAGTAGGAAGAACTAAAGCACCACCTTTTCTAAGAACATAATTAGCTTGAGTTGCTTGACTTACTGAAAAATCACTATTAAATACGTTTACACCATTTACAGAGTCAATATTTTTGTCAATTTGTCGGTATCTTTTGTTGACAATATCTTGTATACACTTAGTTTGTTCAATTAAACTAGTATCATCATAAGGGCGTATACCAGTATTAAATATAGAAAGAACAATGAAAGGAATTTGTGGAGTATTAAAGTGGTTCACTCCATTTGTTTCATATGTAAACTCTTCACCAAATTCATTAACGCTTGTCTCAGTTGAACCATAATCCCAATGAGGATTCTTCATTTTTCCAAGAACATTATTACCTAATGTCCAAAATACAAATTCTTTTGTCCACCATTCAATATATTGAAGTTTTGTCCCAGTTTTTTTGTTAACAATACTATCAATTAACTCTTGTTGTTTTGGAAATCTGTCTTTAAGCTCAGAAGCAGTAGCTTTCTTTTTTCTACCAATGTATTCACCAGTATAAGTAACCCCATTTTTTACAGTTGAATCTGGGTCAAGGATAATATCAGTTGGTAAAATAACATCAATTGTCACGTCATCTTTTTCTTCATCCCACCCAACTTGTGCTATTCCGAATCTATAAAGTAACCAGTGTCTTGTAACAGATTTAATAACTAATTTAAGTCTTTCAGTATCAGCCAAGTGTACAAGATGTTTTTTGTAATTTTCAGCAACCAATTGACTGCTTTCTGATTCATCTGTATCTATTGTAGGCTCTGGGTTTTCTCTCGTTGCGATAGGCAATAAAGTTTCAACAGCCATGAAGATACGGTTATCAACCGTTGTGTCATCAGAAGCATCAATATTTTTTTTATTTACTTGATCCCCGATCCAATAGTTATAATTCTCTTTTTGTTGTAATGAAAGGTTTTCAGTTTCTTTCTCCCATGCTTTTTCCCATGCTTTTTTCCTAGTAATAAGTTCATCATCACTAAGCTCAAGTTTAAGCTCTTCTAACAAATCACCAATAACCCCGTCATCAGATAAAGAAAAGTCTTTTACCTTATTCGTAGTACTTTGTAATGATTCCATTACTTTAAACGGATTGATTCCCATATTATTTGTATGTGTCTTTTATCAAATTTATTTTATGTCTCCCGTCTTCCATTACCACACCTCTACTAAACCATGGCTGACTATTAGGATATACAATTTTTGGATTCCCTTTAGAAAACTCACTAATACCAGCACGATAGTAAACGGTTGCATGTACTAAGTGATCGTCCCCTTTTCTTTCCCATTTATTTGTCAGAACACCCAAATTATTTTCTTCTCTTTTTCTGTATATATTATTAAAATGTAACCAATAATCCCACCAATCATTTTTGTTACCTTGTAAAGCAATTCTTCCATCTTTAAATTCATCTACAATCAGTTGTATCATTCTATTTCTATCAACAATTACGTTGCCACTTTCTTTGTTTTTCCCCCATCTCACCAATTGCATTGTTTTTCTGTCTACTGAATAATGGCACAAAAAGACTCTACCTTTATATTTTTCTCTCAACTGTCTTGGATATATAAGGTCACCACCTTGGTCAAATACCGCTATAGCTTTAGGGTATTGCTCCATTAGTTTTTCAATCTCTTCATATCCATCTGAACACCCATGATAAAACAGTCCATCATGATTACCTACTACGTACCAAATCTTTACACCAGTATCTACCCCTATCACTATTCTTTCATTATCATCATGTGGTTGAAATATTTCTTCTGTTAGATTTTTCAAAATATCATCCTCTAAAACAACGTTTCCACTTCCAGAGTAAGGAAGGCCGAGAACTTTATTATAAAATTGTTCTTCTGTTTTTGTTTGATAATCATGGACAATCTTACTCGCTGGAACCCACGGACACATCATTAAATTGATCCAATACCCAGAATATTCCCTATCTTTATATTTTTTTACCCATTCACCAACTCTTCGATCTTCTTCCTTTAATTCTTTTTTGCAATGTTTGCATATATAAATTTTCTTTTCTAAGTCAATATTATCTGGAAAATCCATATATTGCTTTTTATTGCAATGAGAACATTTTATAAACCAATGTTTTTGATCTGAAAGATCCCAGAATCTAGCCACTCCATTTCCGTGTACGGATGGATGAGAGAAATACCATTCCCATCCATGCTTAGAGTGTTGTAAACGAGTAGAATATTGATCAATAACATCTTGTTTACTCGTATCTACTTCGTCATAAGCATTCAAATCACTAGATACCATCATTGCTGCTTTCTGTGTCCAAGTACCACGATAATAAATAACATTCCCATTGATCCGTTTTTGTTCAATACTATCTTTATCTGATACCCATTCTGAGAGTATTGGATTTTGGGCTATTAAACGATTCACTTTACCGCCAACAAAGTCTTTAACATCATTGGCAGTAGGTAGAGTATAGATAATATCCATATCTCTATAATTCGCAAGCCATAAAGTTTTAAGGATCACCATTGTACTAAAACCAACTTGTGCTGGTTTATAAATAACCTGTTTAGGGCTAAGATCTTCATAGATATCGTATTGAAACAAATGCTCATAAAAATCTATTTTTGTCCCTTGTTCATTTTTGATTACATTCTCTTCAATCCAAAGTACTGGACTAGACGCCATCAGACTTTCTTTTTGGCTTTTGCTTAGTTTCATACTTTTTCTTGTTTGCTATTACAAAGTCAACGGCTAAATCATCAAGTGTTGAAGTTTTATTAAGAGATTCTTCATTCGTAGTATGATCAATATATTGCTGAGGCTTTCCGTATATACGATCAAATAAGTCTCTATAAAATTGATAATCACCTTCTTTAGCTTTCTTATACCCTACCAATAGTAACTGCTCTTCAATATCATCCACTGTTACATCCTCACCGTTCATCTCCGCTATCTTCTCCATTGCTTTAAACATTTTGGTTTTAAAGTTCTCACTCCCTTTTGGTCTTCCACCGCCACGGTTTCCTTTTACAAATTTACCTGTTTCTGTGTCAGTCCACCCGTTTTCTGTCGTTTGTTCCACGTTTTTATTCGCTTTTTCCATACTAATTAACTTTTATTGCAGCTTGTCCTGTGTAGTCTTCGTATCTTTTTATAATAACGTCCACATACCGTGGATCAAGCTCCATCATATAGCACTTACGGTTTAGCTTTTCTGCTGCTATGAGGGTGCTTCCGCTTCCTCCAAAGCCATCATATATAATATCCCCTTGTCTGCTACTGTTCATCAGAAACTTGACTATAAGACTTACTGGCTTCATCGTTGGATGCTCTGCGTTTCTTGCTGGTTTGTTTTCTCTTACAACTGTTGTTTTTCTTTCATTTCGCAAATGTTGCACAAGTTCTTGCAACTCCTCTTTTTTTAGCTTTTTAATATCTACTTCATCATCAATAACTGTTGTCTTATCAAACATTCCATACCACCTATGTGCCGCACCCGGTTTCCATCCATATAATATTGGTTCGTGTTGCCATTGATAGTCCTGCCTTCCGAGCACTAAACTATTTTTTACCCATATAACACACTGTTTTAGTTCAATTCCTGCGTCCTTCAGGGCTTTTCTAAAATTTACGCCTTCAGAGTCTGCATGTGCGACGTATATTGGGCATCCGTTATGCATTATGTCTTTTGCCCTTGAATAAAAATCGTACAAGAATTGGTAAAAGGTACCGTCATCCATGTTGTCGTTTTGTATTTTTAGACCTGTACCACCTTCGTAGTCCACATTGTAGGGTGGGTCAGTCCATACCATCTCACATAGTTCACCGTTCATGAGTGCCTGTACATCTTTTTCTTCAGTACTGCTTCCACACATAAGCCGATGCTCCCCTAGCTGGTAAATATCCCCTAGCTTGCTTTTAGGTTCTTCTTGTACATCAGGCACCAAGTCATCTCTCTCTTCTGACTCTATAATTAAATCTTTATCAAATCCAGTAAGTTCTAGCATTGGGATAGAAAGGCCTTTTAATTCCTCCACGACCAAGTCCATATCCCATTCGCTCTCGTTTAATTTATTATCTGCTAAACGATAAGCGTTTGCCTGTTCTTGTGTAAGGTTTACTTTCAAAACTGGAACCTCTTTTATCTTTAAGTATTTTGCGGCCTCTAGTCTTCCATGTCCTACAATAATCACGTTATCTTTATCTACAACAATGGGCTGATTAAAACCAAACTCTTCTATGCTTTCAGCAACCTGTTTAACTTGTTTTTTAGGGTGCTTTTTTGCATTTTTTTTATATGGAAAAATCTCAGATATTTTTTTATATTCAACTATATTTACCATTTTACTTTGTTTACCCATACATACCTATTGTGAGTTTTCCTGATTGAATTTCTTTTTTATATTCTTTTGCTTCTTTTATCTCTTCATCAAAAACAAGTTTTTCTTTTTTCTTTTTTGCGATGTGTTCCACTTCTTTTTTTGTCTTCTCTGCTTGCCCTTCACCATAAATCATATTAAACAATTCTGTATCATCTCTTTGAACAAAATCTGCTGCATGAAATTTTGTATACTTATCTTGTTCAATTATATTACCCTTTGCATCTTTTCTCAGTTTTATTTCATAACCACAATACTGGCAACCTTCATGCAACCCGTACCAATCATCTTGAAGAACAATATAATTGCCATGAAGTGTTGACACATTACTAGGGCAATAGCCGATTTCTCTTTTCATAGCATGTCTTTTAGTTCTGTAGGTTTTCCAATACGCTCATTCTCTTCTATGAGCTTATTAACTTCATCTTGTCTTTTTGATATTGGGTTTATCAAAATTGGTCTTTTCTTTACTATTTGAGTTTTTTCAAAGAATATATTCCGTTTCACTTTTTCAAATTCTTTTTTTGTGACTGTTAAAAATACAAGAAGTACTAATAA